GGTCTTTTTGCAACTTCTTTAGCATTTACCTCTGGTTTAAAACCCTCTTTTTTAGCTTTATTTACACTTACTTCTGCATTTGGATTACCAACATCTGGTCTTGTTTTAGCAGTTTTTGCTTTGTAAGTCTTTCTCATCCAAAAATGATGACAATCTCCACCACCTTTATAAAGCCATATATCATAAGTATCAGCACCATTTAAACCCCAACCAGCATTAACTGCTCTTTGGCTCATTTGCTGAATATCTTCTTTTCTGTATATCTTTTTTGCTGCAACCATTTTTGAACAAAACTCTCTACTATTATTACTTGTTCTTAAAGGTGCATATTGATATCTTACTTTGAATTGTACTCCTTCTTCATTTTCTCCATCTTGTTCACTTTTTGCATTTGGTCTAGCAGTTCCAGTTGTTGCTAAATTCCAAACTTTTGACAATACAGATAATTTAGGATTGTTTAATTTATTTAATTCTTCGTCTAATTCATCTTCTGTATCATAATCAACTTTTCTTTCATCAATCAATTCCCAATTTTCTAAATCTTCATCTTCTCCAAATTCTTCTAAATCAGAAAATACCTTTGACATCTTAACACCAGTTTCTTCTTCTCTTGTTTCTTCGTCTTTTACATTATCTAAATCCAAGAATTGTAATGGTTGTAACGTCTTAAAGTATAGATTTAAGGCAATATCATTAAAAGCAAGTATTTTATCAAACGCATCAGTTAAAAGTTCTTGAAAAGGCACTATAACTGTGTTATGCATTAATATAGATGCAGTTTGTAACTCATCTGCATTATTACCAAGTCCACTTGAATCTTTTATACCTAATAACATAGGAGATACAATTCTATGTGATACCATTATTTTCTTTTGTGATTCGTCACTTAAAAATTGATATTGGTTATGTGCATCACTTAATTGTACTGGTGTTATATCAGCTTGTGATTCTTTGTCATCGTTAAAAGCAAGTATAAACTTACCAGCATTTGAACTACCTTGAAATTTAGCTTGTATCTTACTTTCTATTAATGATTGTTTTTCTTCGTCTGGCACTCCGTTGTTAAAGTTAATTAACATTGATGGAGCAAGACCATTCATTATATTGTTTAAATGATAGTTAGATATTTCTTCTTCTAACTCTGCATATTGTAAACCACCTTGATAATCTGGTGTACTATAATAATACATTCCAGCAACATAAGGTTTAACATATAATATCTCAATTGGTTGAGGTGTACTTGAAACACCAAAAGCTGGTATTCTTAATGGTTTATCACTTGGCTTTATATTTGCCCAATCTGGATGATAGTAATATGCTTGTACTTGTTTATCTCCTTCTCCACATTTCTCTGCTCTTAAAGTTTCTATTGGCAAGTGCTCTACTTTAGCAATAGATTGTTTATCTTTTGAATAAATTACTTGTATTGCACATTGTCCAGTTAGTTTTAAATCGTATGATAATTGTCTAACAACATCTTTTTTAAATAAAGATATCATTCTTGCATAACTCTCTGGTTTCTTTGCACTATCAGTTGCATCTAAACCTTTTCCATATATCATTTGAGATATACCATTTACACAAGCATTATTTGTAGCACTTCCGTTAAATCTATCTATTAGAAACTGAAAGTAATTATTGTCTGCTCCAAATTCAACCCATTCTTTTGATTTAGATTCTACAATTTGTGGAGATGTGTAAGTAGATAAATTTACAAAACTAACTTTAGAATTGTTTTTATTTGCTGCTTTTGGCTTTCTGTATTTATTTATGTGTTTACTCATAATATTATAAAGTCATTGTTACCACTCTTTTCTTTGTACACATCTTTATTTACTGTATAGTGTTCGTTATTAGATTGGTTTGTTGATTGTGCAGTACAAAATATTTTATCTCTGTAAATAATATCTGCTTCTGTTACAGAGCCTTGACCATTATATACTTTTAAATCATAAAACCTACCTTCAACCAGTGTAAATACGTTTGTTAGTTCAACATAGTTTTTATTAATTATAGCAGATGGTAAAATTAATGTTTCATCATTTGTACTATCATCTCTTAATTTTATTGTAACACTTGTTGAATATACTCTTGGTATAATCTTTATTGTTTGTGCGTTTGTTGTAGGTAACAAATGTTTCATATATATATAATACTAAAAGTTTGTATTTTTATTTATTACACATAAAAAAAAAGGTAATCAATTAAGACTACCTTTCTTTAAAAACAAATTATGAAAAAAACTATGCGTTAGGGTCTATTTGTGCTGCACTTGTATCGGCAGTTATAACTGCTGGTGTTACAAAATATGCTGGGTCAGTTTCTTGACCTTCTAACGTTAAAGTGAATCCACTTAAATCTCCCATAGCAGCTCCAGATACAATTGTACCTCCAGTTACTTCTGCTCCGTGTTCTAAACCTACCATAAAGAAATTACCATTATAATCTTCTATTGCAACGTGTGGACGTGCAGTAGCTAATAATTTTATTTGCTCTTGTGTAGCTTTATCTAAAACTGGTAAAGTTAAATTTAAAGTTTGTGTGTAAAATGTAGTTCCGTTTTCTCTTGAACTATTAATTGTGGTTTCTAGTGAAGAATTACCTTTGATGTCGAATCTGAAAAAGTCTGGGTCGCCAGCAGTTGCAGTAATTTCTCCAGATGCTATTGTAACATCACCTAAAGTTCCATAGTCTGCAAAATAAACTGCTTTTAAGCCACCAACACTACTTTTACAAGGTAATTTTCTACCAGATGTAAGTAAACAAGCCATTGATTTTTATTTTTTTAAGTTATTAAAAAAGGGTAAGCAGATGAACTACCTACCCTCATTATTATTGTTTGTTATTAGATTATAGTCCTAATCCGTAAGATACGATATCTTCAACAACTGCATATTGTACTCCAGCAGTATATCTCATAATGAAACGTACATTTTGTGAGCCATCTAAATCAGCCATATCTAATACTTTTACTTCGTTGTGGTCTGATAAAAGTCCAGTCCCAAAAAATAAGTTAGATTTTTGTGCTGCGATTGCATTGTTATCAGAAAGTCCGTTACAAGCTACAACTTTTACACCATCAAAGTACTCAACATCCATATCTTGGTTGTGTCCTTGTCCAGCAGTTTGGAATCCTCCTAATGCTCTTTTGTATGCTCTAAAAATGTTCTGTGCAACATAGATATGTAAATCTTCTTTTCCGTATACTTCACTTGGAATAGCATCTACGATATCTCCCAATTTAGCAATTACGTTTGCAGATGTTACAGCAGCTCCAGCAATTTTCTTTGCTCCAGTATGTGCAGAATCAGCAAGTAATAAGGTTTTGAATCCCGGAAATCTTCCAGCAGTAGCAGTTCCACTCCAGATATCTTTTTCAGTTTGTTCTGCAATTTCTTCAGCCATTAAACCGATAAAGTAATCAGAAAAGTTAGCTGGTAAATTATCACTAGCAGAATATCCCATTGATACTGCTTCCCAATCAGATTTGAAAGGAGTTTTACACAATTCTAAATTTACTTGTAATTCTTTTGGCTCAATAATTCTTTCTGTTAAAGCAACTGCTCCAGCATCTGTAAAATCACAAGTTGCATTTGCGATAGCACCAGAAAGATTTACTCTTTTTAATACTTCTTTAAACTTTACGTTTGGCTTAACTTCGATTAAGTTGTTAGCGATTGTATTACCAGATAAAAGTGCTGCTGATACATATTTTCCAGCAAACTCTCCAGCATACGTGGTTGTAATTGATAAACTCATTTTTTATTTGTTTATTTTGTTAAATATTCTACTTCTTAATGTGTTTTTATTCCCTTTTTGAGAATAAAGGTTTAATTCTTTTTTGTCAGATACATTCTCTGGATTATGAGAAATACCTTCAACTTCTTCAGCAGATAACTCTACTTTTTCTTCTGATAATTCAACAACTACTTCTTCTGCAACAACTTCTGTTTTAGATAATTTTAGCTCGTTGATTTCAGTTCTTAGTTTTTCAATTTCAGAGAAAAACATTTCTTCTGATATTGATTTAACTATTTTCTTTGGAGATGCGGTTTCAGTAGATAACTCTTCTTCTTCAACTACTTCTTCTTTTGCTTCAGTTTCTTGAGTTTCTTCTTCTTTAGCTTCAACCTCTTTAATTTCAGCAATGATTCCTTCTTCAGAAACTATAATCATTTTACCATCTTCAGTTTCGTATTCTCCAACTGGTACTGCAACTCTTTCTTCATCTGCAACGACAAAGATTTCTGCACCAGCTTCAAATTTTTCAGCTTCCAAGATAGCACCATTCTCAAGTTTCATTTGTTCTAGCTTTACTTCAATACCAAGTACTGCTCTAACCTTGTTAAGTGTGTCTTTTGTGTTCATATTTATATAATAAAAATTAAGATTAATTTTACATTTTCGAATTTTACTCTTCTTCTTCTGATGCACTTATTCTACCTATGCCTTGTTTCCAATATTCTGGAGTCTTGCAATTTTTATCATTTTTATTTTTGCAATCTATCGAATAAGTATTTTTACATTTACAATATACTGCTCTCATTATGATAATAGTTTTTTAAGTTTTTCTAATTGCTCTAACTCGTCAAGTTTTCTTGATGCCCAATTAACACCAGCAGAACCACCCCAAGCATCCCACATAAGTCCACCACATCCTTCTGAATAAGGTACATCTTTATGTTGTTGATGTCTTTTAAATGATGCCATTCTAGCAATTGTATCTCTTGTTATCGGTTGTCTTTTTGCTAATTGATTTGCTCTACGTTTTCCAGTTGCTTCTCCACAACTTCCCCATCCATTCTTTTCTACCCAAGCCAATGCTCTCTTTGCATTGTTTGTTGCTCCTTGTGGATAGTCTGTATATGATGCTAATTCTTCTTTTAGTTCTTCATTTGGTCTTTCCATCTTGTCAGCAAAATAACCTTCTATTGAAAAACCTTTTACTTTACCAGTCTTTACATAGTCATTCCAAACTTCATCGTTGTTTACTTTAACAGAACCCATCCAAGTGCCTACAGGGACATCTAAATTATATAATGCTGTTTTATCTTTTTGCTTATCTTCAACTATCCAAGATTCAACTAGAGTTAATCCTTGCAATTCTGAATCATGTTCTAATGTAGAATTAGATTGATTGCCATTCATCAAATACATTTGAGATGCTTTCTCAACAGTCTTTTCAGAAAAGAAAATATAGTACTCATCTTCTCCAGACTTTCTGTAAATAGGTTTCTTTGGTATAAGTAAAGCACCCATTAACAAACGTTTCTCTTTGTCTATTTCAGCAAGTTTAATTTCTTGTTTATTAAGTGCAACAAAATCAGATTCAATTGCTGGATTTTCAACAACAGAAATAGCTTCTACTCCTATTGCTTCATCATCATCTAAAATAAGTTCTATTATTTTCATAATTATATAATATTTTTTTAGTGTTATTTTATATTTTTAACCTCCTATACTTGCATCTTCAATTATATTTCTATCTAATTCTTGTGCAGTTGATACTTCACTTGAAACTACAAATGCTTGTATTGGTTGTTGTGATTGTCCACCAATAGCTGATGCTAATTGATTTGTCCCACTTACACCAACTATGTTAAATGCTGGAGGTGTAGATGGAGCAGTTGGTACAGAAGGAATAGGTGGTTTAGATGTATCTACATTACCACCAGATACTCCACTCGCTTGACCAATTGCAGTAGCACCAATACCAGCTATTGCTAATCCAGCACCAATCTTTGTCATTGCTATTGATTTTGCAGTTGCAGCTAAAGATGCTGGTTTTAATGGATTAAAAAGAGGAATACCAGTTGGAGTTGGAATAAAGAATGGTATTTTAGATTCATTAAATTTTGCAGACGCAATAGATTGACTTGCTCCAATTACTACGTTAGCAATAGCAGCTCCTTTTTCTAGTATTAAACCAGCAGTAGCAATTGCTTTATTTTTACCAGCTATTTGTTGCAACAATCCACTTAACCCAGCAGCAAAACCAATATATTGCATATTTATTTCTCTTTTTCTTTGTGCTATATTTTCTTCTAATGCTATTTGTTGTTCAGCAAATTGTCTTGCTTTTTCTAAATCAGCAATTTCTTTTTCTTTTTTCTTTTCTGCTTCAGCATCTTCTGTTTCTTTTTTCTTTTGTTTTTGCTCATCGTCATATTCTTTCATTCTATTAACGTGGGCTTTTCTTGCTTCAAATAATAACCTATTCTTTTCTTCTTCGTTTTCAATAGTCTTATTAATAAGTAAAATTTGAGCATCAAGTGTTTGTTGAGATTCTATTTCTGCTAAATCTCTACCTTCTTTACCAATTTTTAATAACTCTTTTTTATTTTCTAATTGTTCTTTATCAAGAGAATTTATATTTATTTTTTGTTCAGACATTTGACCAGTAACTCTCGCAGTAACTGCTGCTTGTTCGTTTAAGGCTCTTTGTAATTCTAATTGATTTTCATCATTATCATTTTGTTTTACTTTAGCTCTTGCTAAATCAACTGCTACTTGAGCATTGTTTTTCATTACCCTACCTTGTTCTGTAAGTATTTCGCCTAGTTTTTCATTTGCTTTTCTTCTTACTTCAAAGGTTAAAGTTTCATCATCTCTTATCTGTCTTTGCTTTTCAGCTTGAATATCATATTCTTCTATAAGACCTTTATTTACTTCTTCAAGTAAAGCTGATTTCTTTGTTAATGCAACAATATCAACAGCAGTATCAACAACA